CGCGACAACAACCACCTGTGGTTCTTGCCGACGTCGGCGGCCTTCGGGGACCAGGCCGGGGGCATCGGGCACCCCATGCTGGCGGACAGCGGCTTCAAGCTGGGCGAGACACCCCTGAAGCTGAACGACATCTTCCGCGTGGTCCACGACTACTTCGGGCACGCCGCCGAGGGCAACCAGTTCGGGCCGCGCGGCGAGGAAATCGCCTGGACGCTCCACGCCCATCTATTCTCGGACGAGGCCCTGCCGGCCCTGACGATCGAGACGCGGGGGCAGAACAGCTGGGTGAACTATGGCAAGCACCTCCGCCGGGCGGACGGGTCCATCCCGGTCAAGGGCGATCCCGACTACGTGCCGCCGGGTCAGCGCCCGTTCGGCGAGCAGAAGGCCGCCGTCCTACCCGAGGAGTTCAACGCGCCCGTCGGCCGCCCGACCGTGCGCGGGACCGAGGAGCACGCCGGCGCCGTCCTCCGCACGATGGGCGTGAGCGAGGAGAAGGCCAAGGAGCTGTTCCTCGCCGTCCGCCGCCGCGAGGCCCCCATCAGCGTCGACCTACAGGGCCTCCCGCCGCTGGACCCCCGGACCAACCCTCGCCGGCTGTCCCCGGAGGAGCGCCTGGCGGAGGGCCTGAACCTCACCGACCTGAACCTCTCCCGCTACCGCGGGCCCGAGGGCGCCCTCCAGCTCATTCGCGCCATGCCCCAGGTCTTCGAGGCCCTCGGCACCAAGGGTGAGGTCACCCGGCGCACGCTGAAGGAGCAGGAGGTCACCGGCCTGCAGGCCCTAGCCGACATTGTCGGCGCCGGGCCCGGCCAGCGCCACCGCCTCCTGGTCATGCTCCAGGCGGATGAGAACACCATCGTCGGCGTCAACCGCCGGGCGCTCGGATACCGTGTGGCCCTCCAGGCCGCCGGTGACGACGCCTATCGGGCCATGCAGAAGGCCCTGGCCCCGAACGGGGGCGACAAGGACCTCCTGGAGTTCGTCGAGGCCCTGAGCTTCCATCACGACGTCCAGAGCTCCGTCATGGGCCTAGTAGGCGAACAGGGGCGAGGACTCGGCGCCAACCGGATCCCGACGAAGCATGTCGCCGACCTATTCAGCCGGGAGGAGATCGAGGCGGCCCTACACCAGCGCGGCGGTAAGGGACGAGCCCTCGACCTGGCCAAGAAGTTCAAGGTGCTCTACAACAGCACGGCGGACCCCGCGAAGCGGGCGGCCAAGGTCGGCGACATGGCGCGCGGGCTGGCCGGCCGGCGGGCCTTCTCGATCCTGAACGAGTACTGGTACAACAGTCTGCTCGGGCGCCCCACGACCCTCGTGGCGGCGGCCCTGTCCAACACGCTCACGACGATTTACCGCCCCCTGGAGAACCTGATCGGGGGCGCGCTGACCGGCCAGAGCGACATCATGCTGGACAGCGTCCGCGAGGTCGTGGGCCTGGTACACTCCGCCCGGGAGTCCTGGGCCGCGACCGTGGCCGCCATCCGGGGTGGCGGTCAGCTGCTGGACCCGTCGGCCCTGGTCTCGGACATCCGCGATGCCAGCCGGAAGGCGATCACGCCCGAGTCGCTCGGGATTGACCCGAACAGCATCCACGGTGTCGCCACGAGCTGGGTCGGGCGGCTGATCCGCTACCCGAGTGAGGCCCTGAACGCGAACGACCAGTTCTTCAAGCAGCTCAACTACCGCGCCATCGGTCGATCCCAACTCACCCGGGACGTCCTGAAGGCCAATCCCGGTATGGCGCGCGAGCAGGTGGCAGCCCTGGTCGAGGAGCAGCTGGGCAAGCTGATCTACAAGGGTCAGGCCTTTGGCAACGCCCAGCTCTACCATCGCGGTGTGGATGACGCCGTCCGCTCTGGCCTGACCGATAAACTGGCCGTGGACGAGCACGCTCGATCCTTTATGACGCGCTACCTGTCTGATCCTGCGCGAGCCGCCGAGCATGAGCGCCTGTCCGCCATCGGGGACATCGCCCTCAATCGCGCCCACGAAGTTGCCCAGACGACGCCCCTGACGCCCGGCACGCTGCCGTATCGGTACCAGGAGGCGGTCCTCAACCACCCGGTCCTCCGACTCATCACCCCGTTCGTGCGGACTCCGACCAACATTCTCGGGTTCGCCTTCGACCGGAACGTGAACGTCATCACCGGCATCGCGCAGCTCCTCGCTGACCGGATCTTCCCCAAGGCCCTGGCGCCGGTCTTGGAGAACTCCAAGAATCGGCTGGTCATGGACATCCTGTCCCGAGATCCCCGCCGCAAGGCGGAGGCCGCAGGCCGCCTCTCGCTGGGCCTCGCGACCAGCGCCGCCATCATCATGCTGGCCGGCGAGACGGACGACGAGGGGCGCCCCCTCATTACCGGCTTCGGGCCGCGGGACGTCGAGACCCGGCGTGCACTAGAGCAGAGCGGCTGGCAGCAGTACAGCATCCGGGTCGGGGACGGCTACGCCTCCTACGGACGCCTGGACCCCTTCGCGACCATCCTCGGCGTGGCCACGGACGTGGTCAACTATGTCCGGTATGCCGCCCCCGAGGATCAGGAGACGGCCGAGAACCTCTCCTACGGCCTCGGCATCGCGATCGCCAGCAACCTCACGAACAAGACCTACCTGGCGGGCCTGGCCAATATGCTCGACATGCTCGGGGACCCCCAAAAGGAATTCCCGCGCTGGATCAACACCTTGGCCGCGTCCTTCGTGCCCGGCCAGGCCGCCGCCGCCGTAACGGTGGATGACCCCCTCCTGCGAGACGTCCGGTCCATGCTCGACGCCGCCCGAGCCCGATGGCCGGGTGCCAGTGACGACCTGCCGCCCCTACGCAACGTGCTCGGCGAGCCCGTCCTCCGGGCGCAGAGTCTGGGCGCCGGTATGAACCCGATCACCAACGCCTTCGTCCCGATCCTGTACCGCGAAGTCAGCGACGACCTCATCAACACGGAGTTCGCTCGGCTGAGACACGGCTTCACGCCTCCGAAACGGACGCGCGGCGGGCTCGACCTAACCACGGTGGTGGGGGCCAGCGGCCAGAACGCCTTTGACCGCTGGCTGGAACTGCACGGCGAGGTCAAGATTGGCGGCAAGAACTTGCGCGCGGCCCTGCGACGGCTCATCACGAGCCCGAACTACACCCGGATCCCCGCCGACTCCACCGACGAGCTCGCGAGCCCCCGCATCCAGCTCATCCAGGGCGTGATCGAGGACTATCGGGCGCGCGCGTATCGCCAACTGGTCACGGAGTATCCCGAGCTCGGCCAGGCCGACCGGGCGAAGTTCCAGCGCCGGGCCGCCCTGCGGCGCGGCGTCGAGACCCGGCCCGAGCTGGCCGACGCCCTCCGGCCCAACCCGGGGGCGGTAAACCAGGCCACGCAGCGGATCGTCAACACCCTCACCGGAAGGTAGCATGCCCTACGCTTCAGAGCAGTTCACGGGATCGGCGGGGGTCCTCGACTACACGTTCGGCGCCGGCACCGGCAGCCTGACCGGCGGGCTCAAGTTCCTGTCGTCGGCCCACCTGTCGGTGACCGTAGACGGCGCCTCCGTCGCCTTCACGGTCCCGGCCGGCCACGCCTCGTTCACGATGAGCGGCGTCTCGATAGCCGGCGGGGAGGTCATCCTCGTCCGACGCACCACTCCGGCCACCGAGGCCGGCCGTCTGGTAAACTTCGAGGACCTGTCGCACGTCCGACAGGTCGACCTGGACCGGTCTGCTCTGCAGCTTCTGTATCTCGCCCAGGAAGCCCTGGACGTGGTGGCCGCGAACCAATGCCTCGCGCTGGGCGGCAACGGTCAGTGGGACGGGCTGAACAAGCGCCTGGAGAACATAGACGTCGGGACGGACGCCGACCATGCCGTCACCAAGGCCCAACTCGACGCCGCGTCAGTTGCCGCCGGCAACCTGCCGGTGGTCGGCGCGGGGGACAATGACAAGAGTCTCTGGGTTGTGTCCGGAGCCTGGTCGATCCGCACGCCCTCGCAGGCCCGGACCCACCTGGGCCTCGGCACCGCCGCCCTGCTGAACGTGGGAACCGGCGCGGCCCAGGTCGTCCAGTTCGACGGGTCCGCCCGCTACCCGTCCAATGACGGCCGCAACATCGACCTCACCAACAACGCCCTCGCGGCCACGATCAACCTCCGATATCGGAGCACGGTCGCCGTGGTGCGGAACTCCACCGAGCAGACCCCGGCCACCGACGCCACGTCGACGTGGAGCGAGACGGCCGGGAGCCGGCTGATCCCGGGCACCAAGACGAGCCTGGACGACTCCGGCGACGTGGTCGTGGACGCCGGCCTGAAGAAGGTCACCCTCTCGGCCGGGACCTGGGAGATGGAGTACGTCGTCCGGGTCTACAACAACAACGGTACCGACGGAGACGACCAGGACATCCGGGTGAAGGTCACCGACGCCGTCGACGGGCCGAGTCAGGTCGTGTATGACGCCGAGCATGACCGCGTGTCGGTCGAATCCCCGGGCGCGAACACGCGAGCCATGACGTCCTTGCACAACATCTTGCTCCTCAAGCTGCCGACCGGCGGCGACATCGTGCTGCGCGCGGTGAACGAGGACGGGGCCAACCTCCGGATCCCGTCGACGATGATGATGTTCCGGAAGGTCAGCACGAGCACCGCCTGATGGCCCTCGGACGCCTCACCCTGACGGCCAACGCTGGCGTCGGGCCCTACGCGATCAACGGCCTGGACTACCTGTCTACCGGTCACCTGTCGGTGACGGTGAACGGCGTCCCCGCCGCCGCCGCCTTCGATGACGCCCTCAAGACCATGACCCTCGCCGTCGCCCCCGCGGCCGGCGCCACGATCGTGGTCCAGCGCGCGACCCCGCGCAGGCAGGAGGAGCGCCTGACCCAGTTCCTGTCCCTGCCCAGCGGCCAGGGCGGACTGACGGCGGCCCTGCTCGACCAGGACTATCGGCAGAACATGCTCCTGGCCGGCGAGGGGCGGGACATCGCCGACGACACCGTCGGCATGGACGGCCTCGGTCTGGGCGCGGGCCTCCAGTGGGACGGCGAGGCAAGGCGGGTCGAGAACCTGGCCGCGGCGTCGACGCCCGGCGGGGCCGTCATCAAGAGCCAGCTCGACGCCATGGCCGCCGCGGCGCGGCCCCTCCCGACGGTGAGCGGGGCGGACAATGACGACGGCCTGTTCGTGAACGCCGGAGAGTTCGCCAAGCGCACCCCGACGCAGGGGCGGGCCCACCTGGCCCTCGGGACGGTCGCCCTGCTGGCCGCCGGCGTCGCCGCCAACAACGTCGCCCAGTTAGACAGTCTGGCCCGCTACCCGACCGCGGACGGGCGCAACATCGACCTGACGAGCCACGCGCTCCAGACGGCGATCAACAAGCGCGCCCTGGCCACCGTGGTCAGATTCTCCGCTCAGAACCTGGCCTCACCGGGCGGCATCGACCCGTCCCTGTCCACCTGGAGCCAGAGTTCCAGCACCCGGTTGAACCTGTCTGGCGGCTGGTCCGGCCGCGTCGAGCTCAACAACTCGGGCGACGTGGACGGCTCCGCGATCACGCCCTACCGGATCCGACTCACCGCCGGGACATGGCGTATCCGCTGGCTGTTCAAGGTGACCATGCCGGTGTTGAGCTCGTCGACGAACCTGACCAGCCTGCGGCTCACCAACAACGACGACACCTCGTCCCAGGTCGTCTACTACGACCTCGGCCCGCACCGTCCCTCCGTCGACTTCGGCAACCTCGACTGGTCGATGTTCCCCGACTCCATCCTGCTCTCCCTGCCGTCGGCCGACGGCGTGGTGTTCAGGTACGCCAATAAGTTCAGCGGCGGCGCCAACCAGTGCGACTTCGCCGTCCTCTTCCACAAGGTCAGCACCTCCCTAGCCTCATGACCATCGGTAAAGACACCAAGTTCGTCTGCAACGCCACCGCTAGCGCCACGGGTCCCCAACCCGGCGTGGCCTTCCAGCTCGTCCACGACACCCCCTGCACGGCCCAGGCCGAGGTGATCGGCGGGGCGGCCAGCTTCGTCATTGAGGGCCGACTCAGCCCGGACGCCCCGTGGGTCACGGTGCCCGGCCTGACGCCGAGTCCCGTCACCGCGTCGGGCGCCATCGCGATCGCCCGCGGCATGCCTGAGATGCGGGTGAACATCACCACGAACCCGGGCACCATCCGGGTGTGGATCATGGCCTAGCCCGGCATGACCTCCCTCGACGAGGAGCTCCGACACGAGCTCCAGCAGCTCCGGATCGTGGCCGTGCGGCGGCTGCGCGAGCTCCTGGAGAAGGAATGCACGGCCGCCATCCTGGACGTCGCCCGCAAGATGCTGGCCGACCTCGCGCCGCCCCCGCCGGCGGCCAGGCGCGCGCCGCCGATCGTGACCGACCTGCCGTTCCCGCCGCAAGACGAGCCGCCCGAATGATTGACGCGATCCGAGCGAATCCCGGCCTCCGTGATCCCCGCAATTTCTTAGCGGCAGCGTGGCGTCATCTGCGACTCCCATCGCCGACTCCCGTACAATTCCAGATCATGGAGTGGCTGGCGCAGGGCCCCAACCGCCTGGTGGTCAAGGGCTTCCGAGGGGTCGGCAAGAGCTGGATTTGCTCGGCCTTCGCCTGCTGGTCTTGGGCCATGGACCCGGACAAGAAGATCATGGTGGCCTCGGGCAGCGCCAAGCGCGCCGGGGACTTCACGACCTTCGTGCGCCAGCTGCTGGAGACCTGGGACGTCCTGGAGGAGCTCCGGCCCCAGCTCGACGCGCTCCGGGACAGCAAGCTCTCCTTCGACGTCAGCGGGACCTCCCTCGCCCACGCGCCTAGCCTCTCTAGCCTGGGCATCGCCGGGCAGCTGACGGGCAACCGGGCCGACATCATCATCGCCGATGACGTCGAGACGGAGTCGAACAGCGACACGCCCGTGAAGCGGGAGAAGATCGCCGCCCACGTCCGCGAGTTCCCCTCCATCCTCAGCCCGGGCGGCAAGATCATCTTCCTGGGCACGGACCAGTCTGAGCAGTCCCTGTACCGCTCCCTGGAGGGCCTGGGCTACCACGTCCGCGTCTGGCCCGTCATGTACCCGGACCCGGGGCTGGCCGCCGCCCTGGATCTCACACTGGCGTCCACACTGCGGGACGAGCTGCAGGCCGACCCCTCGCTCGCCGGCCAGCCGACCGACCCCTCCCGGTTCCCCGCCGAGGAGATCATGATGCGCCAGGCCGAGCTCGGCCGGAGCAGGTTCCAGCTCCAGTTCCAGCTGGACCCCCGGATGAGCGACCAGGACAGGTATCCCCTGCGCCTGTCCGACCTGATCGTCATGCACCTGGACCCGGACAGCGCGCCGGAGACCCTCGTGTACGGCCAGCGGGTCGCGGCGGACGTCCCCTGCCTCGGGTTCGCCGGGGACCGCTACTGGACCCCCACCCGCGTCGGCGACCGATGGGCCCCGTACCAGGGCAAGGTGCTGGCCCTGGATCCGGCCGGCCGCGGCAAGGACGAGACCGTCGCTGCCGTAGTCGGTCAACTAAACGGCTTCCTGTACCTGCTGGAGATGCGGGGCTGGGTCGGCGAGGGCTTCAGCGACGCCACCATGGGAGCCGTGGCCGAGATGGCCGCCCGCTACCGGGTGGCGAGCGTGGTGATCGAGGCGAACTTCGGGGACGGGATGGTGGGCCGGCTCCTGGAGCCCCACCTGCACCGCACTGGACACCACTGCGCCGTGGAGGAGATCAAGCACGCCACGCAGAAGGAGCGCCGGATCCTGGACACCCTGGAGCCCGTGGTGCAGCAGCACCGCCTCGTGGTCAACCAGCAGGTCCTGATGGACGACCTGCGCCCTATCCCGAACATGCCGGATAGCCAGCAGCTGCCCTACCGACTGGCCTATCAGCTGTCGCGGCTCACCCGCGACCGGGGCTGCCTGCGCCACGACGACAGGGTGGACGCCCTCGCCATCGCCGCCGCGTGGTGGAGGGACGCCATGGCGCAGGACGCAGCCAGGCGGGCCAAGGAGGCCATGTCGGCCGACCTAGTGGCGGAGTTCAAGCGCTTCGACGATGCCGCTACCCGGTCACTACGGGAGAGGCAGGGGCCGAATCGGGGTTGGCTGGAGCGGGCCGCGGGGCGCGCGAGGCCAGCGCCTGGGCGGCGATTTGCGCGGCCAGGCGGACAATCCCCTCACTGGACGCCAGGTTAGCCGACTCGCGGCTGACCAGGGCATGCAGGACCACCAGCAGGTAGACGTCGGAGAGGGGCAGTATCTGGGGCCGGCCATCCGGCCCCATCACGCCGGTCAGGCTCAGCCCCATGGGGATCGCCTGCTGGCCCAGGATCGGGACGCCGGTCACGGGTTGCCGCTCCGGCCCAGCTTCACCTTGGTCGACGGTACGACGAACTTGTCATGCTCCTGCTGGAGCCGCTTGGCCGCCGCCACGGCGACGCCGTGCGCGTTGTCGGCGAGGACCTTGAAGGCGCCCTCGTCGGCCAGGAAGATGCCCTTGCGCTGGATGGACGCCTCGATGGCGACCAGGAAGGCCGCGCGATAGTCATCATAGGCGTACGGCAGCGTCTCGATCGTGTTCTCGTTCATAAATCAAGGATACCACACCAATGCTCCGCAAGGCAAGTCAATTCCTCGCCGCCCTCCTCCTCACGGCCTGCGCCGGCCTCCCGGCGGGCGTGGACACTGTGCTGGACGTCTCGCCCGAGACTGCCTCGGCGGCGGCCTGGCTGGTCCCCAAGCTGCACCTATCCAAGCCTGTCATGGTTACAGAGGACGCCCTACTGGAGCAGGGCCTATTCGGGTACTCCCGGAACCTCCCCGACCGCTACCAGATCACCCTGGACTGGCGCCTGGACCCCGACGCCAAGAACATGGTCCTCATCCATGAGCTCGCCCACGTGGTACACTGGGAGCATGGGGGCGGGGGCGGGGAGCACGGGTCGGGGTGGGGCGAGGCCTACGCCGAAGTGTTCCGGGTCTGGGTACAGGAAAAGTAAGATCCGATCGACTTGACTCCGAGGCCTTGTCTCGGGCCTGTCCGGGGGGGTACTATTATGCGAGGCTGAAGCCCTACGCCCATGGCGCACTATGCATTCTACGACCACCGCGAAGAGCAGGCAAAGATGCAGCATCGACGCTATGCCCGGCGCCTACTCCACCAGATGGGATTGACCCACCGCCAGATCTCCCGCCTGATGAACCGATTCCATCATACGCAGCTGGTCATCACCGGGCCCCGCCGGTGGAGACTATCACAGATAATCCACGATGCCCTGGACGCCGGGCCCCAACCCGAGTAGACTGTTGGCATGAAGACCATTCGACTGCGACGCACGGCCGGGCCCCTTTCCCAGAAGACGATCAATCGGCTCATCACTGACCTGGCCGAGGGGGCACTCCAACTCATCGTCACCGAGACCGAACCCCCGGACCTGGTCCCCAGCGTCCAGTTCGCCGACTGGGACGTCTACCAAGCCGTCCAGCGTCCCCTGACCCCCTCTGTGCCCGCCTCCGGCGGACCCAGAGACGGTCAGGACCGGCTGCTCGCCTGCATGCTCCTGCACCGGGCCGGGGTCCCCCCGGGTCAGGTCCGGGACCTGGTCGACGAGGTCGGCCCGGCCGCGGTCGTCCGCCACAGCCTCCGTCGATGATGGCCACCGCCCTTGGCTGGGTAGGCGAGCTTGCCCAGTTCCTGGGCAGCCTCATCCCCCGCCTCCTGGTCGTGAAGGTGGACTCCCGCTGCCTGAAGTACGTCCGCGGGTCCCGCTTGGTCCTCCTTGATCCGGGCCTACACGTCTACTGGCCGCTGGTCACCGAGTTGGAGTGGTGCCATGTCGTTCGCCAGGTGGTGGTCCACCGGTCCCATGTCCTGGAGACCTCCGACGGCGTGCAGGTGGTAGCTGCCGGCGTGACCGCCTACCGGGTATCCGACCCGGTCCGTTTCCTGGCCGAGAACGAGGATCCGTACAGCGTCATCGACGATGTGGCTGCCGCGGCCATCCGCCAGGTCGTGGTCGGGACCCCCTACCACGTCCTAGGCCAGGCTCTCCCATCCACCGACGTGGCCCTGACCCGGGCTGCCCGCAGCCTCCTCCGCCCCTTCGGCGTCCAGGTCGAGTACACCAGGCTCACCGACCTGGCTCGCACCCGCTCTATCCATCTCACCGGCTCCCAGCCCCCCGACCCATGCAAGACGCCCTGAGTATCCTCCAAGTCCTCGTAGGCCGCCTAGGGCGCCAGCCCACCCTGGTGGAACTCCTGCGCGAGATGAGTCACGCCCCGTCCGGGATGCCCGTCCAGGGCGTCAACGATCCAGGCTACGCCCCGGTCCCTCAGGAGGGGTCGGCACTCCTCGGCGACGTCCCCAGCGACGAGTCCCTGTCCGCCGCCATCCAACTGGACGACCTGGCCCAGGTCGTCCCCGATATCCTCACCATGCGCCAGCGGCTGGTGGAGCGGCTCCTGTTCGGGGACCTCCTCGGTGGGAGCCATGGTCCCCTGCAAATGGGCAGCATGGTGTCTCCCGGCGGCGGGGGCGGCCTGGGACAGGGCGGGCACAGCAAGCACACCTCGTTCCACCCGGAAGCATGAGCCCCATGGAGCTGGCCCTGTCCCTAATGACGGGCACCATCACCGGAGTCGGGGCCTGGTGGTGGGTAACTAAACACGTACATCCGGATCTCGTCTCCCGCCACGAGATCGAGCCCCAGTTGGCCCTCATCCTCCAGGAGCTGCGCTACCTGCGCGAGCGACTGGACCGACTGTCCTGACCCACCATCTGGGCCACCATGTGCAAGCGCTACCCCCAACAATAGTCCCGCGCCGGCTCCCTGGCCGTCGCCGCCCACCCCTCATCCTGTACCCCATCATGGCCGCGAAGAAGAACAATAAGATCCGCCCGCCCCTCACCATCGAGGAGGCTGCCATCAACCGCCGCACCCAGGGCCAAGAGCGAGCCCGCCGGGGCTTTGTGTCCTTCACCCGTACCGAGGTCCGGGAGGCGGTCCTGGGCGAGACTGCGGGCGAGAACGCCCTGCAGCAGGTCCACCGCCGCAGCCAGATCAAGCGGCGCTAACTGCCCTACTAGGCCATGACGTCCTTCACCTGGACGGCCCGGGACCGCCACGTCGTCGGCGTCTCGGCCGCCCCGGCGGCGGACGTCCCGGTGGTACTACGGTGGGGCTCGGACCCGTCCAACGCGGCCTCCAGCCTGCCCTGGTCGTCGTCGGAGTTCCCGACCCTCCTGATCCACGCCATCGGGCTGGAGCTCACGGAATACTCCGGAGTGGCCACGGCCACCGTCGGGATCCGGCTCGACCACGTCGATGGCGGAGTCCAGCAGTTCATCAGTCCGAGTGGGGCGGTGACGTCGGCCACCAAGCGGTTCGACTGGATGGTGGGCGTGGTTGCCGGCCTCCAGGGCCTGAACCACCTGGACGTCCTGCCCCGTGGCCTGCGCCTCCTCCCCGGCCTGGTCAGGGCCTCGCCCTCCTTACTAACCATCCGGGGGATCTCCGGGAGCCCCGGCGGCGCCGGCTGGCAGCTAGGCCCGGTCACGATCGTCGGGAGCCTCCTCTATCCATGAACTGGTCCTGGAGCGTCCGCGGGCAGACCGTGGTCGGGGTCAGCGAGGTCCCGCCCGGCTCCCAGTTCGAACTGGTGTGGGGTCCGGCCTCCTTCCCCAGGGGCGGGCCCCGTTACGCGGTGCTCCGGGTCCTGGCCCTCCGCGCCTACGTCCAGCCCCTCTCCATCATCCGTCCAACGCTGGCCACACTGCGCGTCTTCGCACCGGTCACCGGACAGCTCGCCCACTACCTGCCGCTGGGCGTGTACGAGATTGATGCGGCGACGGGGAACCCGGACCAGACCTTCACCGTGTTCGACTCCATCACGGCCCTCAACAGCCGGCGCACGGCCCTGCCCGAGGGCCTGCTCCTGTTCCCGGACCCCGTCCTGGGGAGCCGGATCCTGGTGGACTTCAGCACGCCGTTCGCCGGGAGCAGCACGGAGGGGATGACCCTGGTAGGCGAGCTGCTATAGCGGGGGGCATTTTCAGTGGACCGCGTATTCGAGTGGGTAGGACGTCATTTCATCCGCGCCGATCCCCCCCTCCGGGGGGTCTGCAATCGCCGTGCCGGCACGCCGCTTGCATCGCGCGCACGCCCGCGCGCCCGTGTCTTCCCGCGCCCGCGCGATCCTAGTTCAGGCACGCCAGCCCGATCACTCGGGCTTTTTCGTTCGCATCTCCTGTGACTACAAGGCTTTGCGACGGATGCCGAGATCCGTCGGAGGCCTCTGCGCGGATTCTGCATCGTCGTAACCCGTTGTTCACACACAACTTACGTCGATCGTCGCATCTTCATCTCACACCTTGACAGCCCACCGGGTAGGCTGTATCGCGACCATGAGCGAATTACGCGAGCGAGCAGTGGCGATAGTTGGGGCCATCGTGACCCTGCTCCTCTTGCTCCTCGGGTTAATGCTTGCATGGGCGCCGGGAGACGACGATGTACAAGAATGACGACGTGGACGACATTATCGCGTACGAGCATGGCGAGCTCGACCATGATGCGACGCTTGCGCTGTTCCAGCGCCTGGTCGATTCCGGCCTGGTGTGGAACCTGCAAGGCTCCTACGGCCGCACCGCGACCCGCTTCATCGAAGCGGGCCTCGTGACCGATCGACCCCAAGTCCGGGACGATCTCGGCCTGCCCGAGACCACGTTCCGTGTTCGTCAAGGGGGTGCCAAGTGATCTTCCGATTCTATGTCGGCACTGGGCCTGATACGATCGCGCGCGACTTCGAAGCCCGGTACGCCACCGTGGCTGCCGTCCTTGCCTTCCATGGCATCGACGGGGCCACCATCATGCCCGCCGTGGGCGTCTGGCAAGGCGCCCGCGAGCAATCACTGGTAATCGAGATTGTCGGAGACGGGCCGATCCCGGTCCACGACATCGCCGATGCCCTTCGTGCGACCTTCTATCAGGACAGCGTACTGGTCGTAATTTACGCCGCGCATCACTCGCTCGTGGAGCGTGCCCATTACGGCAAGGAGGCCAACGACAAGTTGGAGAACAGCGAAACGGGCGCCCACTAGGGGCCCGTCCTGGACCGGGGCAAGCGGCCCACCCGCCAGCTGAAGAGCACGGGCCGCGCAACGTCGAGACGGGCGAGAGCCCGGGAGAGTCTAGGATGAGTCACGAGATCACGAATACGGACGGGATGGTCCTGGTCGGAAAGCCTGCGTGGCACGGCTTGGGCGTGGTGCTGCCGCAAGGTCCGCTGGACCCGCGAGAGGCGCGGCGCCTGGCAGGACTGGAATGGGGGGTGCGCGAGGCGCCCCTCTTCGCACACGAGCGCGGGCGGTCCGGGCAGGGGCCGGCGGAGCTCTCGACCCTGGCACAGGACGGGACGATCGGCCGGGGGGTGCCGGTCACGACCCATAAGGCGATCATCCGCGAAGACACCGGGGACATGCTCGGCGTGGTCGGGGCAGACTTCCACCCCGTTCAGAACGGCGAGCTATTCGACTTGCTCCAGGCGCTCGGCCGCGACGTCGAGACTGCCGGCTCCCTGCGCGGTGGACGGGTCGTGTTCGCGCTCCTGAAGCAGGGGGAGTTCCAAGTTGGGATCGGGGACCGGGTGCACCAGTACCTCCTCGCCAGCAATGGCCACGACGGGAGCCGGGCTCTGGCCTTCACGCCGACCGATGTACGAGTTGTGTGTGCGAACACACTAGCCCGTGCCGATGCGCAGGGGACGGGCGTCCGACTCCTGCACACCAAGGGGCTCGCTGAACGACTCCGTGCCGCGAGCGCGACTCTGGAGCGGGCCGAGGCCCTCGTCTCCGTCCAGCGGGCCGAGACGATGGAGCTCGTGACCCGGGTCATCACGGAAGACGAGTTTGACGCCTATCTCGCCCGCACGGTCGAAGACGTGCGCGGCATGGCGCCGGGGTCGATCCAAGACCACGACCCCCTCCGCCGCTACGATCTAGTGCCGCCCGCCTTGCGGGCCCGCGTCCAAGCCACGGCGGAGAGTCTGGTGGCCGCCTTGGAGCATCCCACGAACCAGCTCCCCGGCATGGACGGGACTGCGTGGCAAGCGTACCAAGCCGTGAGCTACTGGGCTCAGCACGTCCGCAACGGCCGCATGGATGCGCCGTCTTCGAACCTCGCCGGCCCGATCCGCGACATCAAGGCACGCGCTTGGACCCGTGCCCTGGAGCTCGCTCGGGGCTAGGTCGCTCTCCCCGACCCGGCCTATGGGCCCGTCTCACCTGCAAGGGTGGGGCGGGCCCTTTCGCTTCA